TAATTGTCTCCCTTGATTAAGTTAATAATACTGTTTCGACTATACTAAGTCTCATCAGAGATACTGATTGTATCTGACAGTAAGGCAGGGATAAACCCTGCCCTGTAATTTATAAGTTAACCCATTGAACAGTTAAAAATAAAAACACATTAATAATAAATATAAGTAAGAGCATCCAACTAGGCATAAGTTACTACCTTGTATTCTTTCGACCATTTATTTTTAAAATAATCATGCTCTAAGTCTTTATCTGAATGCATATACATCCAATCTCCAACAAATGCATCTAATGGGTCAGTAAGTTCCTCAGTAAAAATACCCTTCTCAATTGCATTCTCAAATGCGTCTTGAGGGTTTCTAAAATCTGGTAAGTCATAAGTCATATTATTCCTCCTCTAAATGAAAAGCATTTTCTACATAATCTTTAATAGATTGTTTAAGGTTATCTAAATTCATATTAGATGCGATAACCTCTCCATCGTAATCATCCCATGCAACGTATAATAAATTGCTACCTTGAGTAATACTAAATCTGTCAGACTCATGAATTACTTTTTTAAAGTAACAATTTCTTTTTTTAATATTCATAAATTAATTCCTATCTAGTTAATAAAATTAATGTGATGCACTATTGCATCGTTATGCATCTAACTTGTAGGTGCATAAAGATATAATAGTAGAGGGCGAACTAAATCGCCCTCATAAGGAAACTGAAATAAATAAAAAAATTTCCCAAGCCAATCACTTGCTAACTACTAAGCCATGTTATGAAACTGACACTTTCCGAAACCAAGAAAATTTTTTCTGCCTTGCTCCTCTTTGCAGGAAGACCTCGTAACTAAAGACCGAACCAAGTACAGTGTAGAAGATTAATCTGGAGGGAGATGCTTTTACCTACCCCAACTGCTTTGGACACAGAAGGCTACCAGAATAAACTCGGTATTTTTTTTTATATACTAAGTGGTAAAAAAAAGACTTTCGCCAAAAAAACAATTCTAAGTATCATATAGTATCTAACAATGCGATTTGCAATACCTATATATCGGCAGAAATCTAACAATATTAAACTATACTAACACACACTAAGACGACAACAGGTCTAAATTGTTTTAAAAAAATAAATTAAATGTAGCTATAAAGTTCACTATATTTCTATCTAATCTTATGTATCAATAAATATACAATCCAATAAATACGTCTCATGAAAACAAACATAACAATTGATAACTTTAAAAACTTTTATTTCCAAATGCCAAAAGGTCAGAGGAGCATAAGAAGGTTACACAAACAATTAAAAGAAAAATTTAAAAACAAAAAGACATTGCCATCACTGGCTACGATATTCAGATATTCAAAGAGAGAGAATTGGATTGAACAAAGCACAATTGTTGACAGTCGAGCAAATGAAAAAGTTATGGAAAAAATAGTAGATAAAAAAGCAGTCGAGCTAGAACAAATTACAGACCAATTAAAAGAGACATCAACACTCGCATTAGAAAAAGTTTTAAACGCATTGAGAGAAAATGTTGGCACAGATATCACAAAGCCAGAACAAATACTTACAATGGTAAAAGCAGGAACAGAAGCAAGTAAACTTGCAAACCTTCTACAGGGTAATCCAACAAGTATATCCGGACATGTATCTTACGATAATGAAAATGTAGCAGAGTTAAAACAACACATCAAAGAGTTGTATGCATCAATCAATGAAGACTTAGTTCTCCAGAAAAAAGAAAAGTTAAACTAATGCTAACAATGTTAAGATATGATTTAGGTTGTATATGTGAATGCGAAGACAGTTGTTGCACTGACCAAAACTGCACTGACAATGAATGCAGATGTAAGCAACTAGAGAAGACAGTTGAGTTTGAATTCCTCATGGATTTAGAAAAGCCAACAGTACACTAATGGTAACATACACAGAGTTCATTGACGCATACGGCAAAAAGAAATCCGAACTAAAAAAGATTAAGACATGCAGTCATAAAGATTGTAACGAGGAAGACGTATCATTCATAGATGCTAGTAACAGACTAGATGTACAGTTCTATTGCCTTAAACACTGGAAGCCAACACAGAGCAAGCCAAGAGACACATTAGACTTTCTAGACGCAATTTAGAGACATTTAAACATACATTTAATACTGTTTGATAAGTTCAAATAATTACTTTGTTGCTGACAGATTGAGAGCAAGAAAAGTTCAGAGAATGCTATCAATACTGCCAGATTATTCTGTATTGCTGTGATGTATATATAATAAGTATCTCATAGTAATTAGTCTGGAATTATAACGTACGATAAGTTTTATTATCGTACCTTACCATGCTAAGTAATTGATATATAAAGACAATATAGCAATATGAATACATAGAAATAGCAATATAACTGATTAATACTATCATCAATGCATACGAATTGCTTTTATTGTGTATATAGGCAACATCCATATCGGGTATCTGTGTATTTATGACCCCCACCCCCCATATCGTGTCGTCTTACTAACATCCATACAAGGGGTAGTGACTTACCATGCTAGCAGGGAAAAGGGGGTATTGACATTTAAGGTTCCTATAGGTAAAAATTTTTATATAAAGTTTCATAATTCCTCCCAAATTATGATAATAGGGGTCTGTCAGAAACGATAGGCCCCGACCAATATGAATATATCAAAAGAAACACAACAAAAGATAGCAAAGTTAACGGAGCTTGTAGAGCATGTTAGAGAAATAGAGTCTCGAGAAGAGGCTAAAAACTCGTTAATAGGCTATGCTAAGTTTCAGATGGACAATTATAAGTCCCCACCCCATATAAAGCTCCTAGCGAGCAAATTAGAGGCTGTGGAGAGGGGGGAAATAAAGAGGCTAGCAATATTTATGCCTCCCAGACACGGAAAGTCTATCCTTACATCGGAGTTTTTTCCGGCTTGGTTTATGGGTAGGAACCCAGATAAGTATATTATCTGCTCTACCTACGCTCAAGACCTAGCAGATGACTTCGGGAGGAAGGTGAGGAACCAATTACAGGCGGAAAACTATAGCAATATCTTTCCGGATACCAGTTTATCAACAGACTCAGCGAGTGTGAGACGATTTCATACCACGAGAGGCGGAGTTTACTACGCTGTGGGTGCAGGTTCTGCCATCACAGGGCGTGGTGCACACCTTTTGCTTATAGACGACCCCATAAAGGGGCGTGAAGAGGCAGATTCGCAAGCCATGAGAAAGAATTTACTCGATTGGTACAGGTCTACAGCCTATACAAGGCTGATGCCGAATGGTTCTGTAATACTAATACAGACCAGATGGCATGAGGATGACCTAGCGGGTTGGGTATTGAAGGAAACAGGCCACGAGGGTTGGGATGTAGTAGAATTTCCTGCTATCCTAAACAGTACAACGGCCGAAATGCTTGGATTGGAAGAGGGCGACCCCCTATGGGGAGATGCATATCCAAAAGAGCGATTAGAAGAGATTAAAAAGACTGTAGGAACAAGAGAGTGGACATCTCTCTATAACCAGACACCATCCGTTGAAGAGGGTAACGTCATCAAGAGGTGGTGGTGGAAGTATTGGTCAAAAGAGAAGATGCCAAACTTTGAGTATGTCATACAATCGTGGGATACAGCGTATACAGCATCAAGCACATCGGATTACTCTGCATGTACAACATGGGGAGTATTTCATGGTGAGGGTGGATTTAATGTATTTCTGTTAGATTCTTTTAGGGAGAGGTTAACCTTTCCGGAATTAAAGAGTGCAGCAGTACATCTATACAACGAAATGCAACCAGACCAAGTTTTAGTCGAGGCTAAAGCGAGTGGACTATCTCTGGTACAAGAATTAATGAGAACGGGTATACCCATTACAACATTTAATCCAAAGAGAATGGATAAATTAGCGAGAGTGCACTCCGTTGCACCTTTGTTTGAGAGTGGAAGGATTTGGGCCCCCGATACAGACGAGTCGGAAGCAGTTGTCTCACAGGCGGCAGCGTTTCCTAACACAAAGAACGATGACTTAGTAGACTCAATGACACAAGCATTGATTAGACTTAGAAAAGGGTTTATGGTATCACATCCACAGGATATGCCATTTGAAGAGCCGACAGGGCCGAAGGGGAGTTACTGGTAATGAACGTAAAAGAATCAATTAAGAAACACGAAGGATTTCGAACTAAGGTATACTTAGATACATTAGGTAAGAGGACTGTAGGCTACGGCCATCTATGTGTAGAGGATTACTGGGAGGATGATGTTGAGTATACAGAGGCACAACTCGACAGAGTATTTGAACAAGATTTTGCAAAAGCGGAAGATGCAGCAAACCGACTTTGCAAGGACAACGGATGCGAGGGCATTCCGCAAGAAGCAAAAAATTTAATTATTGAAATGGTATTTCAACTTGGCCCCACAGGGGTTAACAAGTTCCGCAACATGTGGAAATGTTTGTCAGAAGAAAATATGATTGGGGCGAGCTTTGAGATGCTCGACTCACGTTGGGCAAAACAGACTCCAAATCGGGCGAAGGAAATGGCAAATCACATGAAGAATATAGGGGTATAACATGTTAGGATTTTTATTTAAGAAAGGTTTAAAACTTACTGGTCTTGGACTAACAGTAAAAGAATTAAACGACTACAGAAAAAAAATGATTGATGAGGGTAAAGACCCACTCAGTCCAAAAAACTTTGCTACGGAATATGGTAAACCATTATTAGATAAAGTAAAAAAAATAGGTAACGCTTTTACAGATAACAAAAAAGCAGATGGCGGCATGATGGAAATGCGTAAAAAAAACATGGGTCTTAAAATGGCTAATGGCGGCCCAGTTGGCTCTGGATTAAAACCAGTTCCGGCAGACAATAAAGGTTTATCAAAACTTCCAACACCTGTAAGAAACAAAATGGGTTTTATGAAAGATGGTGGTATGGTTAAGAAAAGAGCCAAATCTAAATCTAAAAAATCTAGAGGTATGGGTGTAGCTAAAAGAGGCGGAAAATTTAAAGGAACTTTCTAAATGGCAATAACTCCACTAGAGCCAGTAAACCCTTTGATTGAAGAAGAGGTTACAATTATTGCAGAGGGCGAAGTAGAACCTCAAGCAATGATTACAGACAATCTGGTAGACCAACTTGATGATGACACACTAGACGAAATTGCTAGTGAGTTGATTGATGCTTTTGAAGCAGACGTTCGTAGTCGTAAAGATTACGAGGATACCATTAAGAAAGGTATGGAGTTACTTGGATTAAAAATAGAAGATACAACTAAACCTTTTCCGGGTGCTTGTTCAGCACATCATCCAATGATGATTGAAGGAGCAGTGCAATTTCAATCGCAAGCAATAAAAGAATTATTTCCATCTGGTGGCCCTGTAAAGGCACAGATAGTCGGTGAGAGAACAGAAGATTCTGTTAGACAATCTAATAGAATAAAAGAGTTCATGAATTATCAACTTACCGAAACAATGGAAGAATACTTTGATGACTTTGACCAAATGTTATTTTATCTTCCTATTGTCGGTAGTTGTTTTAAAAAAATATACTACGATGAAAGTTTAAAAAGACCAGTATCAAAGTTTATACCAATTACTGATTTTGTTATATCGTACAATACAACAGATTTAAGAACCTCTGGAAGATATACGCATATCATTCGCATGACACAAAACGAATTGCGAAAGAAAATTGCAAATGGTTTCTATGCTGAAATGGATACCGATATGAATCCAGAAGAGGATGACTCAAACGATATAACACAAAAGATACAAGACATAGAAGGTATTACACCTTCAAAGAATTATCAAAAAGATGGTAGATTTACTATTCTCGAAATGCATGTTGATTTAGATGTGCCCGGATACGAAAAAGATTTTGCGTGTCCTTACATTGTTTCTATATGTAAAGAGACTCAACAAGTTTTATCTATAAGAGAAAACTTTCAAGATGATGACCCAGACTTTAAAAGAATACAACACTTTGTACATTACAAATTCTTACCGGGATTTGGTTTTTATGGTTTAGGTTATGTTCACTTACTAGGTAATTTACAAAAATCAGTTACAACTATACTTCGCTCTTTAGTTGATGCAGGTCAATTCTCCAATCTACCCGGTGGCTTTAAAGCTAGAGGCATGCGTGTAGAGGGAGAACAACCTGTAGGCTTTGGTGAGTTTAGAGATGTAGAGGGATACGGAGAGGATATCCGTAAATCAATTGTACCTCTACCATTTAAAGAACCATCACAAACTTTATTTGCTCTTCTTGGTTCAATGACACAAGAGGGTAGAAGATTAGCTGCAATTACTGACTTACAAGTTGGTGATATGAATTCTAATGCACCTGTAGGAACAACTATAGCTTTATTAGAACAAGGCATTAAAGTGATGTCCTCTATTCACAAAAGATTACACAAAGCACAAAGAGAAGAGTTTAAAGTTATTGCAAGAATAAACCAAGACTTTATGCCAGACTATTATCCTTATAGAATAGCAGGCGATAATAGATTTATTTTTAAAAAGGATTTTGATTCTAATGTAGATATCCTACCAGTTTCAGACCCTAACATTTTTTCTACGGCACAAAGAGTTTTACTAGCACAAACACAACTACAAGCGGCAGCAGCAGCACCACAAATACACGATATGAAAGAAGCATACAAAAGATTGTATGAAGCTCTCGATGTAAAAAATGTAGATGAAATATTGCTACCGGAAATGGGTGCAAAAAGAAAAGACCCTGCAACAGAAAACTATGCAATGATGTATGGTAGACCAGTGAAAGCATTTGCGGCACAAGACCACGATGCACACATAGCAGTTCACCAAGCTATGCTTAGTGACCCTACTATGACTCCACAGTCACCGCAACTTGCACAAGCGTTAGCAGGAACTATTCTATCGCATATTCAAGAGCACATGGCTCACAAGTATAGAACACTTGTTATGTCACAGAGTGGTGCAGATTTACCACCTGCTCCAGAGTATGATAAATCTAATCCGGGTAAAGATGAAGAGTACCCAGAGATGACTCCAGAAATGGAAAATCAAGTTGCTAAGTTACAGGCACAAGCAGCAATGCAAATGTCACAACAAAATCAACAGGCAGCACAACAAGCACAACAACAACAACAAATGGCTGACCCTCGTGTTCAGATTGCAATGCAAGACTTAGCAATTAAGAAACAAGAAGCTGACAGAAAAGTAATGGACTCTCAAGCAAGAGCAGAGGCAAGAAACAGACAACTAGAAATGCAAGAACAAAAAGAGGCAGCAGATGCACAGATTGATATTGCAAAACTAGAATTAGATAAAGCAAAAGCAGAATCAGATATTCAGTTAGATGCTTCTAAAATAGAATCTAATGAAAGAAGAGATGCACTTAGAGCAAGAGCAAATAAATCTTTAGCAAGAGAAAAAACTATGAGTGAAATAGCAAAAGAAAACATGAAGGGTAGAGAGTAATGGTTTTACCACTTTTACCTCTTATACCCGCAGGTATCGCAGCATTAGGAACAGCAGGAAGATTTTTTAATTCTCCTACTGGTCAAAGAGCCGTGCAAGGTGGTATGAATTTATTTAATAGAGGTTTAACAGGTTTACAAAATTTGGCTCAACCTACAGGACAAATGATTACTAATCAAGCTATAGCAAGACCTTTAACAGCAGGAACAACTGTTCCTATTACTATGGGTGAATTAGCAGGTGTAATGACTCCTTCACCACAAACACAAGAGCCTAGTGCAGCAGATGTAGAAGAAATGTTAGAGCAAGAACCATCTATAGACGATTTACCTTTAGATGCAAAAGAAGCTAAAGATAAAAAAGAAAAGAAAAAAATTAAAAGAGCAGATGCAATAAAAGCATTAACTAAATTAAATCCAAATTTTTCTGATTTGAGTAAAGAAAGACAAGAAAAACAAATTAAGTCTTACATGAATGCTCAAAATTTAAAAAAAGGTGGATACGTTAAAAAGAAAAGAAAAAGAAAACCATACAAACCATCATCTTTTGTTAAGATGAAAGGTAGAAAAAAATATATATAGGAGTACGATATGTTAGCAAAAATATTATTAGGAATGGGTAATTTAATTACTAAAGCAGGTAAAGCAATTACACCAAAAACTATAATTGAAAAAGGAAAACAAATAGGAAT